GATGAGGTAACAGCACCAGCCACTGTTGCAAGAATTAGAGCAATGTTATTACAGATGAAAGAAAGTCTTGAAACTTGGTCTAACTCAAGTTCAGTTTATTTAGCAGACGAATTACAAGGACTTGCTGTGTTTCAGACAGAATTTGTAAAAGATCAACTCAAAAGAGTTTTACCCAAAGGTGCTGTAGGTGTTAATAGTGTTCAAATATCACCTGATTTTGCAAAAAGTATTGTTTTTACAGATCCTACACAAGTAAATATATTGACACTACCAACTGACTTGGAATCTACTGTTCAAAGAACTTTTTCATTAACAGCAGCTAAAGGTTCGTCAATAACTTTACCTAGTGGTCAAGTAGCAGAAAAAGCTTTTCGTGGTATTTCCACCAAACAAGCAGAATTAATTTCTAGTCAAATTCGTATTGGTATCACAGAAGGCGAGTCAATACAGAAAATTGCAAAAAGGTTAAGAGGTAGATTACAGTTTGGTGCCAATCAAGAAATGACAGCAAAAGCACAAAGACTTGCTGCAGGCGATGGCATGAGGTTAGCAAACAATCAAGTAATGACGATTGTAAGAACTTCTGTTAATCAAGTACAAAATTCTGTTAATCAAGAAACTTATGCAGCAAATCAAAATGTTACGCAAAGATATGAATATGTTGCAACATTAGATTCTAGAACAAGTGCAATATGTGGAAGTTTAGATGGAAGAACTTTTAGATATGGAGAGGGTCCAATGCCACCACAACATTTTAATTGTCGATCAACTACTGTTCCCATCATTGATGATGATGACCTCCGAAAACAATTTCCTGATACAAGGCCAAGTGCAACAGGTAGAGTTCCTCAAGGTGTAAATTATGCTAATTGGTTAAAAGATAATCCTTCAATACAACAAGAGGCTCTCGGAAATAAAAAAAGATTTTTTAATTATTTAATTGAAAAAAAAGATAAAAGTCCTAGAGAGGCTTTGAGATTAAAGATGATGGAACTGAGCTACCATTAAAAGAGTTAATAAAAAAATATCCTAATGCCAATTAAAAAAGGTAAGTCTCAAAAAACCATATCTAGCAATATCACAATGCTTATGAAAGAGGGTAAGTCTAGATCTCAGGCTGTAGCCATTGCTTTAAGTTCTGCTAGTAAATCTAAACCAGCCAGAAAACGCAAAAGGAAGTAATATATAAACAGCTACTTTTATTGTTATGCCTTCACACTATGGTTCAATGAAGCCCAAAGGAACAAAGAAGAAAAAGAAAGGAGGCAAAAAGTAATGGGATATACATTTAAAGTTCAAACTTATGATGAGCCAAAACCAAAGGCTGTAAAAGAAAAACCAGCAACAAAGAAAAAAACTAAAAAGTGACAAAAAAGTTTAGGAGAAGACCAAAAGATAAAAAAACTGGTTTACCTAAAGTTTATCTTTCTGGGGCTAAAAATAAAACTGCGAAGGCAGCTGAAATAAAAAGAACAGCAGCAGCCTACAAACGTGGTGAAAAAATTGATTTAAAAGCTATTTCAAAATTTAGAGTTTCTCAAGATGGCACCAAAAAAAAGAAAAAGCGCAAAAAGTAAGTCTACTAAAGCCGCAATAATTAAAAAAAAGGCAGACAATAGTATTTATACTGTCGGTGACTTAAATAAAGTTTATGCTCGAGGTGTTGCAGCTTATCTAAGTTCTGGTTCAAGAAATGTTTCTGTAGGAGCTTGGTCAATGGGTCGTGTTAGTAGTTTTGTAAGCGGAGGTGGTGCAAGAAAAGCAGATATTGATATACACCAAAATAGAAAGAAAAATCCTAAAAAAAGATGAAACTAACTACAAGACAAAAAAATAAATTAAAAGAACATTCAGCTCATCACACAAAAGAGCATATGGATTATATGAAACGCAAGATGAGAGAGGGTATAACTTTTAGACAGGCTCATAATCTTGCAATGAGAAGGAAAGGCAAATGACTATAAAAAAAGGCGGTCATGTCTTTAAAGGTTTGAATCAACCAATAAAAACACCAAACCATAAATCAGGTAAAGCTGGTGCAGTAGTTGTTAAAGTTGGTGGTAAAGAAAAGTTAATAAGGTTTGGTTTGCAAAGTGCTGATAATAAACCTCCAAGAAAAGGAGAATCGCAAAAAGATAAAGATAAAAGAGCAGCTTTTAAGGCTAGGTTTAGAAGACTTATTAAGAAAGGTCCAGTGAGTGCGGCTTATTGGGCTGACAAAACACGTTGGTAAGTTATTATTTATATTAATTATTGTTAAAATTTTTTTATGGCTGACGAACCAATTAAACCAAATCCACCAGTTGATACAGCAGCGTTATTGGCAGAAGTTGAAGCACTTAGAAAAAGTAATAGAGAAATATTAGACGATTACAAAAAAGCAAAGGAAGCGGCAAAAGCTGTGCCACCTGATGTAGATGTTGATGCTCTTATTGCTTTCAAGCAGCAAAAAGAGAAAGAAGAATTAGAAGCAAAGGGCAGATATGATGAGGCTATTGCAAAACAGGCTCAACAATATCGTGATGCTGAAGAAGTTAAAAACAAGAGAATCCAAGAGCTAGAAGCTAGACAAAGACAACTAGAAGTTGAGGCCCCAGCAGTAACAGCACTTGCTGATGTGGTACACGATCCGCAATATGTTTTATCTCGTATTGACAAAGATCAACTGGCTCGTGAGACAGACGGTACAGTTGTAGTTGTTGATGGCTATAACAGAACACCTGTAAAAGAGTGGGCAATGTCAAAAATGCCAGCTTGGGTACAAAAAAATCCAAGACCGCAAGGAGGAGGGGCAGCAACAACCAAAGTACAAACAGAATTTGTAACTAGCGGTGAAAATAATCCATTTGCAAAAGATTCTTTTAATTTAACCGAGCAAGCGAGATTATATCGTACTGACATAAATAAATATAATATGCTCAAAAACGCAGTTAGCGGTTAGTATAGTAACAACGTGGTTGTGCTACGTCAGAGGTTGTGCCTCGAAGTAAACATATTTATTAAATTCTAATGGCAACATTACGCAGCGATTTAATAATTCCTGAGGTGTTTACCCCCTACTTAATAGAAGCTACTACACAAACTGATAGCTTTTTACAAAGTGGGGTAGTGCAACCTTTGGCAGAATTAAATCTATCCGCAGAAAGAGGCGGTGACTTTGTGAAAATCCCTTTCTACAAAGCTAATTTAACTGGAGATTTTGAAGTTTTAACAGATTCAACTTCATTAACACCAGCAAAAATTACAGCTGATAACCAAATTGCAGCCGTTCTTCATAGAGG